AAAATAAAGAAGCAACGTAAAGAATCTGGAATGGACTCTTATAAAAAAGGTGGATACGTGAAGTCTAAATCTAAAACCTGGAGTAACAGAGCTAATCAATATGATTAGTGTAATAATAAAAAATAAAAAAAATGGCAAATAACCCACCAAAGAGAAGTGATTTCCCAGCAGGGAGGGAAGGATATAAATTATATCAACAGGCTTTAGCGGTACATTTAAGAACTTCACCAGCTAAGGTTTTAGGTTTACCATCTAAGAGTACTAAAGAAACGACAAAGACATTAGTTACAGACTATCAAAAAAGGAAGAATGAAGACTTACAAAAAGATATTACTAGAGGTAGAAGTTTAAGACAGAACACTACTTATAAAAAAGGTGGTTATGTTAACCCTAAGTCTAATAAGCGTAAAGGTGAGTCTTGGAGCAATAGAGATAATCAACGAGATTAATATTATAATGGAATAATTTTTATATATTTACAGGGTGTGTTTTTTTGGTTGACACACTATCTGTTCATAATTAGATAAGGGGTGACATTGTTACCCTTTATTTTTTTCTTATATTTGAGTTATGACAGAAAAGAAGATAAGTACCAAACATGGAGTAATAAGACCTGATAGGTTTTATGGTTACTCTGGCTACGTTACAATGGGAGAGAAGTATTTTAGCGTAGATGAGTTAGATATTATAATGGATTATATAGACAGGGGCTATATAGTAAAGGAGAATAAGTATATAATGCAAGGCGGAAAGACCGTGGAGTATTTGTATAAGTATATTGACCATCATGGGGAGCGTGTATCTGAGTCAATCGAACATGTAGAGTATCCTATTATGATTATGGTTACGAGGCTACAAAAAGCAGATTAATGTATTTAGTCAATTTAGATAAGACTGGTGGTATTATCATGGACGATAGTATTTATGCAGTCGAGGAGTTCCGAGAAGTTATTGAGACTAAGAGCTTAGGACTGAAAGGAATGTTATGGGTGGCACTGTTCTGTGACTACGATAGTATCTATAGGCACTTTATGGAGGATGAGAGAGTGAGAGTTATTAGCAGTACGCTGTTTAATGATTACGGATGGAAGGGTGTAAAAAATAAAAAAATTGCTGCCGCAATTGAAAAGTATAAAGACTTACAGTTCGACCCCTTGGATGCTCAGCTTATTGCATTTAATGATAAGATTAATGAGTATACCAGGTTAATGAAGGAAGTTACCATCACTGAGGATAATGCAGTTGATTGGCAGAAGATTATGATTGGTGTAGAAAAGATTCTTAATACAAGGCAAAAGTTATTAGATGCTATTGAAAGAAGAGGGTCTAGAGCTAAAATCTCTGGTGATGGAAAGTTAAATTACCTAGAGAAGAAGCAATCCATATTAAGTCAGAATGGCTAAGAAAGATATAAAGAAATACGCTCCTATAATTCACGAAGGAGTTCCAGACCTACATCCAGATAGTATATCGTACAGAGAATTTTGGGACGAACAGATACATCGGTGTAAGGATGGTTACAAGCCAAAAGGTATGGATGGTATTTCTGGTAAACATTACTACTATCTTAATTTCTATAAAATTTTAGGGAACTCGGGTGAGAAGGGTGGACGTAAATCCCTTATTGCTCCTTGGTACAGAGACATGGATAGAGAGTACTTTAATCTCTTTGAAACATGTAAGGACGAAGGTAAGGGTATGATTGTTATTAAGGCCAGGGATAAAGGGTTCTCTTATATGAACTCTGGTATGCTAGCTCAGGAATATATGTTCTATCCACACAATGAGGTAGGAATCGCAGCAGGGTTACAAGTAACAGCAGATTCATTCTTTCAAAAGGTAAAGAAAGGTTTATATAATCAGACTAATATATTTAGACATTCAATATTAAAAGATGCTGATGAAGTAATACGTTCTGGTTATAAGAAAAAAAATATCGAAGGCAAATGGGAGATTGGAGGGTTTCAATCTGTTATACATTGTCGCACAATGAGTAATCCTGAAGTATTTAAAGGTGAGCGTTTATCAGTTATGATATTTGAAGAGGCAGGGGAGTTTAAAGAACTCTTAAACGCTTATATGTCATCTAAAGCTTGTTTTATGGATGGGAATATACAATTTGGTGTTCCTGTTATTGGTGGTACGGGTGGTGATATAGAAACTTCATCAAAGGATTTTATGGATATGTATTATAATGCTGAGGCATTTAATCTAATGCCTATGTTTATTCCAGCAACAAAATGTTATCATGGTTTCTTTGATTTAAAGACGGGCGTGTCTGATGAGAAAGGGGCGCAAGAGAAGTTGATGGCTGAAAGAGACCAACTAAAGAAGTCAGATAATCAAAAAGGTTTTAATCTTCATATACAAAACTATCCATTAACAGTAGAAGAAGCTTTCTTACAAACTAAGTCTTCTATATTTAATGTGGCAAAGATTAATGACCAAAGAAGTGCTATACTATCAAGTGATACTATTAAGAATCAAATACAAAAAGGTAGTTTAGAATGGGATGGTGAAGAAATGAGAGTTCAATGGATTCCCGATAGGAATGGGCCATACAGGATATTAGCCCACCCTATGACTGAGTATAAAGGTTTAGATATTGGGGGTATTGACTCTTATGACCAAGACCAAGCATCTACAGACTCGTTAGGTTCTGCTATTATATATAGAAGATTTTATAATACAGATATAGCGAGCAATTATGTAGTGGCAGAATACACAGAAAGACCAAGAACGGCAGAAGAGTTCTGGGATGGGTGTCTTAAACTTGCTGTATACTATAATGCACAAATGTTAATCGAGTTTACTAAGATTGGTATTATAGATTACTTCAAGAGAATGGGTGGTATGAAGCTCATGAAAGAGCGACCTACTGCTGCGCATTCGCCTAAGACCGTAAATCGTAACAGGTATGGTATTCAGATGAATAAGCATACAAAGGCAGTAATGGAGCAATATTTACAGAAATATGTAGAGGATAATTGTGAAGATATATATTTCATAGATTTGCTTGACGAATTAGCCAACTATGGAGTACGCAATACAGACCGTGTAATAGCTTTTGGGTTGTGTTTGATACATGACATAGACATTTACGAAAAAAGTGTTAAATTTGGAGAATCTGAACGAAAGAACTTAGGTTTCGTTTATTATAGAAGGGAAAATGGTAGATTAATCCCTTACAAACAAGAATAATATGGCAGTAAAAAATTATTCTTTTCCTCGTCAAGCAATATCTGACAGCGAAAAAGATTTAGAGTGGTGCAAAGATAATCTTAAAGCCATCACAAAATATGTAGGTAATAGAACTTCAGGGAAAGAAACAAAACTTTCAGGGAGAGATAAGGATATACAAAATTATAATTTATATAATGGATATATCAATACAAAAGACTATGAATACATAACAGACCAATACGGAATACCATATCCTGCTCAAATGGCAAACTTTCCGTTAATATCTACCAAGATTGATTTATTGGTTAACGAAGACTCAGAAAGACCTCTTGATAAGAAGGTTAAATCTATAAATAAAAAAGCAGCCCTAAGAAAAGAAAATTTTAAAGTATCATTAGTTGTTAATGATTTACTTAAAGATGTTAAAGCTGAATTTGAAAAACAATTTGGTGTACAGGCTGACATGGAAAACCAAAACATTCCTATTCCAGACGATATAAATGAATATATGCGTTATGAATACAAGGAATTAATTGAAGAGGTTTGTCAAGATGGTTTAGATTATCTTATTGATAAGTATAGAGTAAAAGACCTATTTAGAGAAGGACTTCGTGATTTCTTAGTTACAGGAAAAGTTTTTTATAAAGTATATGTAAAAAATGGAGACCCGTATGTAAGAAGAATAGACCCTAGAACTTTAATATGGGATAAGACTGTACAAAGCGATTATATAGAAGATGCACAATGGTGTGCTGAAGAAAGATGGCTTACAGTTAATGAAACTATAGATGAGTTTAGAGAATATCTTAAGCCAGCTGATATACAAAAATTAGAAGAGCTTAATGAAATAAATAGCCATGAAGGGCTGTCAAACTTTAATAGTGAGTTTGAGTGGGTTGACTATACAGAAAACAGAGGCGTAAGATTACGCATTGTTACTGCTGAGTGGAAATCTATCAAAGAATTAAAGTTCAAAGTTTCAGAAAATAAGCATGACCCAAAAAGTCCATTTAAGAAAATAATCAACGATGGATATAAACCTCGTAAAAACGAGAAAATTGAAAAACTTTATGTTGACGATGTTTGGGAGGCTACAGAAATTGCTGGTCAAGTTTATGTTCAGTGTCGTAGACGCCCTAATCAAGTTCGCTCTGTGGACGACGCAGGTACTACACCACTTTCTTACGTTGGGTGTATTCATAACCACACTACAGGTAATAGTAAATCTTTGGTTGATTTACTCCGTCATGTACAAATGATGTACAATATTGTGCATTATCATATAGAGCTTACTTTAGCGAGAGCTGGTGGTAAAGCTGTTATATATGATGTTGCTCAATTACCGACCAATATAGGAATGGACATGCAAACGGTAATGTACCATTTAAAAACTGATGGTGTTATTCCAATTAATAGTATGCAAGAGGGACAGGAAGCAACTAAGTTTAATCAATTCCAACAAGTTGATTTTACCTTATCTAATTCTGTTCAACAGTTAATAAACCTTAAATTAATGTTAGAGCAAACGGCAGGTCAAATATCTGGTGTTTCTCCGCAACGTGAAGGAGCTATATCTCAGTATGAGTATGTAGGAAATGTCCAACGCTCTGTGGTACAATCTTCTTTATCAACTAAGGGTTGGTTCTTCCAGCACAATGAAGTAAAGAAAATGGTATTTTCAAGACTATGTAACTTAATGAAAGTTGCTTGGGCAGAAGGTAAAAAAGCAGGTTATATTTTAGGTGATGGTGGTTACAAGTTTTTAAATGTGTTACCAGACATTGCTTTAAATGATTATGGAATATTCTTAGGTGATTCTGGAAAAGATGATGCTATGAGAAAGGCAGTACAAGAAATGTCAGCACAAGCAGTACAAAGTGGAAACTTATCACTTTTAGATGCTATTAAAGTATTAAAAGCTGATAGTTTATCTGAAGCTGAAGTTGTATTAGAAAGAGGATTGGATAGTATGAAAGAAATGCAACAACAGATGCAACAACAACAAGCACAACAACAGCAAATGCAACAACAACAAGAAATGCAACAAAAACAAATAGATATACAGCAAAAACAAGCTGAACTTAAGAATAAGATTCAGGTTGCACAAATAGCTGCTGATTCTAGGATTGAAGTTGCAGAGATTCAGACAGACCAACAGACTGAATCAGATAAAATGAAAGAAGGTAATAAATTATTGTCCGAAGCTGTAAAAGCAGACATGCAAGACCAGCTTAACGCTAATCAATCAAAGCGTGATAAAGCATCAGGGAAAATAACTAAATAAAATTAATATCTTTGTAACAATTAAAAAAAAGCAAAATGGCAAGCGAAAACAATATTATTGAACAAATTGAAGGAGAGAATAAAGAAAGTGGCTTTGATGCTACTGCATTTATTTCTTCGGAAACAGCAAAAGAAGTAGAATCTATTGAAGAGAATCCTGCACCTGAAGAAATTAAAGCTGAAGCAGAAGTTACTGCCGAACAAACGGAAACAAAAACAGGAACGGGAGAGGAAACTCCAGAAGAGGATACAGATGGATTTGACTGGG